AAAGGCCACACGGATAGAGAAAAAGTAATTGATTCTTTTAAAGAAAATAAATTTACTTCACTTACCCATAAAACATTAACAAATAAAGTTTTCTCTTTTGGAAGAGATCATGGTTATTATGGAAGAATATTTAATCACACAGTTGTATCAATGCCTTCAATTTATGCCGGTCAACTGGTCGGAGAAAGCTTGATTACTGGGTATTGTTTTACTCCTCAAGATGGTAATTCTATCTTAAGTAGCGTTGCGGCTGCTATGCACGCTATTCATGGTAAAAAATATAAAGAATACATGAAGGTTTTTGACAAATTCCTATTTACTGAAGTATGAGTAAGAAGTTCATAAAAGATGTAAGTTATGTTTGCACTCCTCAGAATATGTCAATTAAAATGTCCCACGAAAATAGTACAGGCACGGTTAATATATCTTTTCATGATATAAATAAAGAGTGCTTTAATCTAAATTATCGCATGTCTATGACAGATGATAGAGATAACTTTGACCGGATGTTAACACATGTTTTGGATTCCTTGTTTAATCAGTTAACTAAAGATGAGTTTCAAGACTTAATTTTAGACGGAGAACTTCTTGGGCTTACATTTCATATGTATTTGAAATTGGTCAAGAATAAAGGTGGGAAAACTATTTGGACGAGACACTAAGTTTTTGATAATTTAAAAATGTCTCTTCTTGTAATGTCCTTTTTCGTTCTGGATAATAGTGTATCATGTTCTTTTTAATAAACTGTTTCAAAGCCGCGTAGTTCACCGAAACTACAATTTGGTTCATACCAATGAACACAGAGTGCAAAAGACCAATTAATTCACCATCTTCGTTTAATATCATCGAGCCGCTTGATCCCGGTGCAGCCGGAATTGTATAAAAATCTCTAAAGCCTACTTTACCAACATATCTTCCTTCAAATATTGGAACAACGTTATTATAATGTATTCCGAAAGGTGAAGCAATGTTTATTGCCTTGTCACCTTCTCGTGGTGCATCATCTGCAATTGTTACTTCTTCAACACCTTCAACTAAATCTTCTACAAATAATAAACAGACATCTATTTCTTTATCTTGCGATAATATATCGGCCCTATAATATCGACCATCAAGAGTCTGTACTTTTATTTGTCCTGATACTTTTATTTCTTTTGTTTCTTTAATTCCATCTTCACAGACATGAGCTGCAGTCAGAGCAAAGCTCCCTAGAGACGTTTTCTTGATTACGAAGCCAGATCCTACTGATGTATAAGTGTTGGTCTTGCATCCTTCTTTAACGCATTTTTCCAAATTTAGTATTTTCTTCACAAAAAGATAAGATTTTCGTGGTAATTTTTCTTTTGAAAATTGCGTGGCAACGCTACACGATAAGAAGGCGGGTATTATAAGTAAACAAATTAATTTTCTAAAAAACACATTTTTCCTCCTCATGAGACTTTATCCCCACATAATAAATATAGAATAAAAACCTTTGTTCGTTTTAAAAAAGAAAAAAGAAAAACTATTTATCTTACAACCGCATTTGGTTTACGTCATTTGTACGTTAATTCAAAAGGTTACGCTTTTTATGGCTAAAAAAATATATGTTCTAGATACAAGTGTTTACTTAACTGATTCAAATTCTTTCCTGTCCTATGGAAATAACGACATAATAATTCCTTTAAAAGTTTTAGAAGAAATTGACAACCATAAAAAAAGACAAGACAGTGTTGGTACGAATGCGAGAGAAACTATCAGAAAACTTGATTCTCTAAGAGAGCAGGGTAGTTTATACAAGGGAGTAAGACTTGGGAAAGGTAAAGGAGTTCTTTTTGCTAAATTGCATAAGAGAGAAGACCTTCCAGAAGATTTAGATCTAACGATACCAGACAACGAGATTATTGCTGTTGCTCTGAATCAGAAGAAAGAAACTCCACGAAAGAAAGTTGTTGTTGTGACTCGTGATATAAACATGCGAGTTAAATGTGATGCACTTGGTTTAATAACAGAAGATTATCAAATAAATCAAGTTGTTAAAGATACAAGTTCAATATACACTGGATTCAACAAGCATCTGATTGATGAACCAGTTTTGGACAGGTTTTATAAAGATGAAGATGTTTTTATAGACAAGGATGAACTTCCTTTGATGCCCAATCAATTTGTTATGCTCGTTTCTAACCAAAACGAGAAAAAGACTGGGTTGGCTCGATTTATCAACCATGACAAACCAGTTAAGAGAATCAATGGAATCCACAAAAAAGGAATCTGGGGAGTTACACCAAGGAACAAAGAACAGATCTTTGCACTTGATCTTCTAAAAGATAAAAATATTAATATTGTAACCCTTGTAGGTTCTGCGGGAACCGGGAAAACACTTCTTGCAATCGCAACTGGTCTTCAACATGTTATGGAAGCCAAGATATACAAGCGACTTGTTATATCTCGTCCAATTCAACCAATGGGCCGTGATATTGGATTCTTGCCGGGAACGATGGAAGAAAAAATGGCCCCTTGGGTCGCGCCGATTCAAGATAACTTGAGATTTTTGATGGGTAACGACAGAGAAACCTTAGACATGTATATGGATAACGGAACTATTGAAGTTGAAGCTTTAACATATATAAGAGGCCGTTCGATTTCTGACGCTTTCATTATTATTGACGAGGCTCAAAATCTCACAGCACATGAACTAAAAACAATCCTTACACGAGTTGGGGAAAATACAAAAATTGTTTTAACAGGAGACGTTGAACAAATTGATAATGTGTATATCGATGAAACTTCTAATGGTTTAACTCATGCAGTAGAAAAATTTAAATCACTTGATATTTCTGGCCACGTAACACTACTTAAAGGCGAAAGATCGAAAGTTGCGACAATTGCAGCAAAAATTCTTTAAAAAAAAAATTAAAAATGTTAATATTTAACTTGACTTGGAGGAAACTATGGAATATAATGTTAATGAGAGTCCTGATTTGCATTTAAAAGTAGAGAAGGAAAATGATTTAAAATCTTGGCTTGTTGATTATGTTGGTCAACAATTAAATCCTGAAAACGATGAGGTTAATGTTGAAATGATTATTGAAGTTATGGCTAAAGAATTCCCAGAATTTTTATTGCCAATAGCGGAAGAAAATTTTATCAGAGGATACAGACAAGCTATGAGCGATATTAAAATGGTTGATCACAAAAAAGAAGAAGAATAATTTCTTGAGAGAATATATCAAAGAATCTGCCTCCCGTGTTATTGAAGACAATTATAGACTTCATAACCATAAGGTATATATTATTAATCCATTTACAAATGATATAGGTCTATCTTCTGTGCTAAAAACCATTGAAGGTTTGATTCCAGCATATCTTGTGAAAAATTTTGAAGGAATTTATGTTGGGAAGTTCAACGACTTTAATAACAAGAATAGGCCCTTCAACGCTGTTTTCAAAGATGGTTCAATATATGTTTCTAGCGAGCAAGATGATAACGAAGATTTAATTGATGATATAATTCATGAAATATCTCATTCTATTGAAGTAAACGAAGAATTTAATGATATTATTTATGGAGACGGTGCTCTCGAATCAGAATTTTTAGCTAAAAGACAATCTTTATTTCATTTATTGGACAAACCAACGGTAAGCATGGGATATTATTTAAGTCCTGAATATAATAAAACCTTTGATGAGCATCTTTATAATGATTTGGGGTATGATTATTTAAGAAACGTAAGCTCTGGTTTGTTTTACTCTCCTTACTCGATCACCTCTTTGAAAGAGTATTGGGCTAAAGGTTTTGAAAGTTATCTACTTGGTGATCCATATCGATTGCGTGACCTTAGTCCCGTCCTTTTCAAAAAAGTGCATAAAATACTAAATATAGACAAGGAAGAATATTAAATTGAAAGTTAATTTTTTGACAGATAACAAAGTCGAGGTCACTCTCGAAATCAAATCAACATATAGTAAAGATGTCTCCCAAAGAAAATTCTTTGGTAATTCTTATGTGATGGAGGAATTCTCAAAGCTCCATCCAGACAAAAAAATTGAAGAAGTTTTAGTTAGTTCGGAATTGAATAATTTTTCAAAAACTGGTACTGTCTCAGGTACTTGGTTACTTAAGCTTGAACAGCAAGAAGTTGTAAAAGAAGTTAAATCAGCGAAGAAGCAAACACAAAAAACTAGAAAAAGAAAAAATTTAAAATAAACAAAAAATTATGGCACATATATCATATTCAGAACTCAAAGAATGGGTTTCCTGTCCATGGAAACATAAACTTAAATATATTGATGGTTTAAACCCCTTCTTTGGAAACGAACACACCGCTTTTGGCACAGCAATGCACACTGTTTGCGAAAATTTAGTGAAAGAAAGAAAAGTTGATTATAAACAACTATTCCAAGAGGAGTTTCTTAAAAATTTAAAAGAATTGAGAGAAGTTGATTCAAAATATAATTTTAATCAAGAATTGGTGGTTG